AAGGCAAACGATCTACACGCAAACCAGAGCGACCAAGCCTGCGCTCAAAATCATTATCCTCAAAATAAATAGGATGCAAAGCCTCATCAAACAACCCAACAGCCTTGACAACATCCTCGCCCACAGCAAAAGTCTGATAAAACGGAAACTTGTCACACAAAGTCAAAGCATCAGGTTTAGCCGAATCCAATAAAGCCAAATCGCCAGGTGCAAAGACAACATCCGCTGAAGTAAAAAACCAACGCGACTCAAAAGGCAAAATCTTGATACCAAGATTCCAACTTGAAGCAACACCCAAATTCGAGGGCAAATCAATCCACCAAATCAAAACTTTAGGGTTATTGACCTTAAGAGGCCAAGCCCGCCCAGAATTATTGATCACATAAACAGTCGCCTCAACATCAATGCTCTCAAGCATGCGGCGCAACAAATCAAACCGATTCAAAACCGGCACAATTAGTTTCATTTAGCAATCTGCGCTAAAGCAGGCTTCCAAAACTTATCAAACACAGTGTCAGCATCATATTGTTTAGCAAAATCAATAGTCGCCTGATACTGATTCAATGAAGTCTTTTTGCCACGCAAATATGCAGCCTCAAGAGCCTCAAAAATACCGATAACGCTAGGAATGTTGAAATAAGACCGCTGAGGCGCATCCCACAAAGGCTGACCATCAACCAGCCAACCCTCATCACTCACAAGTTCAGCAGTCGCAGCAAAATTTGAGCCAATAACAGGCGTGCCACACATTTGAAACTCGACAGTCGGGATACCAAAGCCCTCACCATACGAAGTGACCAAACCGACATCGCAAGCAGACAAACCAGCAGCTAGAGTCTGGCGGTCAATCCCAAACTTATAGGCAACCTGATCAACAAGACGAACATGCTTAGGGTCAATCTGCAAAGACTCCAACAAGTTACCCAAATTCAAGCCACCATAAGCACCAAACGCCTCAGTGTGCAAATAAATCAAAACATCATCATATTTGCGAGCCAACATACTAAAAGCCATAAGGTTCTCGCCAAAAGCCTTGCGGTTAGGATAAACACCCTTATTGGCGGCAACCATGCCAACAACAAACCTGCCCTCGCTCTGCAGATAATCCACTCCAGGTGTGCCATCACTGCACTTGTCTGTCGGCTTGAAAGTCTTACTATCCATGCCATGAGGCACATATATCGAATCAATACCAGCCTGCGCTAAAGCATGTTGACCAAACTTAGTCATCGCAATCGGGGTCACATTAGGTTTCGCACACCAAGCCGCAACCTGAGGTGGCACAGGGTTATGGTCAATCGGTGTCCATGAACCTATATTGAATTGGTCAAGCATCGGGTTATTCAAAACCCAAACATCATAAAGAGTCAATAACGCAAAAGGCAGATTAGGGTTCTGTGCCTTGAAATGAGCCGCATTGAACGCGATCACATCATTGCTATAACCATCAGCACCACGCGGATAGTGCGGAATTTTGCCATTACCCAAATCAATCGTCGAGATAGTTCCCTCAAGACCATAATTTGACAGCGCAGCCACATTATGGCCAGCACGCTTAGCGCGAAACAAAAACTGTTCCGCCTGTTGACCATAGCCAGTCGGCTGACCAGGTGAATTTGAGTAAAGGGCTAACGCAGATTTAGTCATGCCTCAAGAGTAATAGAAAAACCCCCCAAACCTTTTGAGTTTGAGGGGCTTTTCGACTAACGAGGGATTAGCTTGCGCCACCCTTGAAAATCTTGACATTTGACTTCTGCACAAGAGCAGAGTCCAAACGCCAAGTTGCACGCCAAGTAGCCAAGTCGTTACCGAACGCGAAGTCATCGCTGCGGTCAACCTGTAGGCCACCAGCATTGCGCATGTAGATTGACTTCATGTCACCGGCAGCCAACGATGCGTTACCCAGACCAGGGTTAGGCATTGATGGAGTTTCAATAACCTGAACACCAAGCACAAGATCGCGCTTGTCTTGACCCAAACCGATGTCAAACAAGTAACGGCCATAATTGTCCTTTAGCTTACGCAAGGCAGCAATCGAGGTCGCGTTTGCAAGCAAAGCGAATGAAGGCCTAGCACGCAAAGCACCGTCAAGGCTGTAAATCAAGTCAACAACGTTGTCAGCAGTGAACGCACCAGCAGTGCCAGTTGCACCAGTGACACCAGTTGCAGCAGCAGTCAAGATACCCGATGGCTCAACAGTTCCAGTTCCGTTTAGAACCTTGTTACCGATTGCGTTACCGAAAGCGTTACCAAACTGGTCAGCCAAGAAGCCAACAATGTCCACGCCAGCATCCAAAACAAGTTCGCGGCTAAGCTGTGCAAGAGCCGAGAATTTGTAAGCAGAAAGAGTAGTGAATGCGTTGAACGTTGGCTCGCTTGTGCCGATTGAAACACCCTGACCAACAATGTTGGCGGTCGAGAATGTTGCCTGGTTAGGAATCTGTAGGTTCTCACCCGAAGTTGTGTTGATTACAGTTGCGTAGTCAAGCAGCGGGTTGACCAAACGGGCAACCTTGACGATCTCGTTATAGAACGAGGTTGGGACAGGTGCGCCAGTTGACGAGCCGGTGATGCTACGGAATTCGTGACCGCGGATTTCGCCGGCAATCATCTTGCGTAGAATGTCGCTCTCGTTGTCGCTTGAAGTTGCGCCAGCAAAGTTTACTGCCGCCTGCTGAACAGCAGCAGCAGTCTTAGCTTCGCGCTGTTCAATTTCGATTAGTTCGTTGCGCTTGTTGATGTCAGCGGTGAGCGAAGCATATTTGGCTTCATCCTCGCCTGACCATACGCCGCCACGAGCCTCAACTGAATCAATCAGTTCCTTAGCTTCGTGCCAGGCTTTAGCCTTAGCATCAACCTGTTTTGCGATAAATTCGCTCATGAGGTTTGTTCCTTTCGAGAACATAAAAAATGAATTATTGGATTTAGGCCAAGAGATAAACTCACTAACCAGATCAGGGGATAAACGCGCCCGACAAAACAAGTCTATAAGCCCGCCAGACATACGCCCCAATGAAAAACCCCCGACCAGTGAAAGTCTGGCCGAGGGAAACGCTTTAGGGTTTATGCGTTTTTTAGTTACTAAGAAGCAAGCAGAAAATGAACGAAAACCGCTTGCGCTAGTAAACCTATTTTATACTCGCTGCATCAACAGGTCGAGCTGTTTCTTTTTCAAATCAAGAATCGCTTTAGGGTCAGTAACTTCAGGGTCAGTCTTTAGAACCTTGCCCAAAGTTTCAGTCAACAAGTTGCCCTGCTCTTCAGTCAACTCGGCATCGCTCTCAAGAGCCAAAAGCGCATCAGTCAACTGTTCAGCCGAAACGCCACGAATCTCAGCTAAACGAGCAATCTTGTCAGTCAATTCGCCAAGTGAACGCACGCTGGCAGTTCCCTCAGTCGCAGTATAGGCAGGAAAAGCCACAAGACTAACCTCATGCACATTGACACGCTTCAAAATGCGCTGATCAGCACTAGGCCATTCGTCACCATTGACAGGCACGCGGAAGCCAAAGCTGAAAGCGTTCACATCGCCACGCTTGATAAGAGTTGCAGCATCACGCCCAGCCTGAGTGTCCGGCAAATGAGCCTCAACAAGCAAACCGCGAGAATCCTCACTCAAAGTCAAAGTGCCAGCACGAGTCGAACCCAAAACAGTGCCAGTGTCATGATTCCACAACAGTTTGACATCATTGCGAGAGTTCAAAGAATCTCTAAACGCTCCAGGTGCAATAGTTTCAGTAAAAGGCAAAGGCTGTGACGGTGAATCAAAGACAGCTGCATAACCTCTCAAAGTCATGCCATCGCCCTCAGCACGAATCTCAAGGTCACGAATAATCTGTCTGCGCTCAATACCTTTAGTAACACGCTCGCCACGTTTAGCCAAAACAGCAACCTGAGTCGGGTCAATGAAACGAACCGAATCCATCTGCATATCCATTCCCATGCCCATGTCATCCATGCCAGTCATATCCATAGGCATCTCATCAGTTGGCTGTGCAGGGTCATGCACTTCCCCAACTTCCTCGATGTCAGTGGCATAAGCATCACGATTAGCGTCACCAATGACAGTTCCCAACTGCCAATGCCACTTGCCAAAGCGATCCTGCAAATCAGCCAAGAAATTATAGATACCCTGCTGGTTTAGGTCATCTGCACAGTCAAGCAACTCAACAATGTCAGCCAACAAAATTTCATTAGCCTTATAGATAGCCAAAGACAACTGCACAGGGTCGCCACCAATAAAAGTCGCATCAATGTAAGTTGCTGCCACAAACTCAGGCAAAGTAAAAGGCGCATCAACATCTAACTTACGAATGTTCTCTGCAGTCGGGTCAATCGCAGAATCATAGTCCTCATAAATCTTTTGAAAAAACTTGTGATATTGCGAAAACAGCACACCCTTGACATTCCAATGCGCACCATGAGCCAAAAACTTAGCCGAAACCAAATTGCCTAACAGACAACACAATTCACTTGCCAAATACTCTTTAGTTGGCTCAGCGGCTTCCTCAACCATAGTTTCAGGCACATCACCATAATCACGAACCTGAGTTTGATAATTGATAGTTTTCGGGTCAAGCACCTCAGTGACACCAGCCTTTTTGTAAGCTGCACGCGCAGCAGGATCATTGTCAACCGCAAACTTCACATTTTCGCCATTGGCAATCAATTCTTTAGCCACGCTGCCCTTCCAATCATTAATGCCAGCAGGCGGAATCTGGCTAGGTCGCATAATCAACTCCCAATATTGCACGTTGAAATCATCAAGCTGATTCATAGTAGTTT